TTGGTTATCGGTGTAGGAATCTTAGTCTGTGCGGTGTAAATCGCTTGCCACACACCCTTCCTATTGGCACGACGTTTAATTTCAGTGATGAGTATCGGGGCAAAATTCATACTCCTATAGTCCTTGTGAACACATAGATATGAAATCTGTACCATGTCCACCAACTTTGCTTCGACATTCATAGTCACTGGCGCACTCGATATGTACCCAACGAGTTCATTCGTATCCCGTTTACGAATAACTGCATTATCATTCACTGACCACTTAAGATTTTCAACCGTGTATCCCATACGGAACGTGTCATTTCCAACGTAGTATGCGTTTAGGAAAGCACAAGCTTCTTTGAGACTGCACGATGACCATACAAAACCTTCAGGAAGTTTTGTCGTCTTCTTTGAAATATCACGTGTATCTTCAATTTCACCCGAACCTGTTCCATCACGGGGTACGGGTTGTTTATCCCAGAAAGTGTGAACCATTACAAGTTTGGTGGCTTAAAGTTTTAAGTTCTAAAAGAGATATAATGTCTCTCGAAACTGACTACACTACCGTTCCCGGACAGGTTTTTGCGTGTCTTTCCGTCATTGGACCTGAGGCGCCTCAGAAGAATGACAAGTTTGGCATCAAGATTCGGGGTGCTTTTGCGACTCGTGACGAGGCGGCGAACCACGCCAAGCGTCTTCAGAGGGAGGACCCTACCTTTGACATTTACGTCGTAGACATGTACAAGTGGCTTCTCATTCCACCCGACCCTACGAAGATTGAGGATGTTCACTACACCAACGAGAAGCTTGAAGAGATTATGGTTGGCTACAAGGAGAACCAGGCTCAGGCTGCTCGTCTATTCAACGAACGTAAGGAGGCGATGGCAAAGAATACAATCAGTGCGGGTGATGAAAACTCCAGGTTTTACAATAAGCCCGATGAGGCGCCCATTTCTCACCCAGCTGAGGTACTCGAGCGTCTCAAGAAGGAGAAGCCCGATACGCCCATGGAGGAACTTGTTAAGGAAGCTGACGCCATCGTCGCTTCCGAAATCGAGGAGCGTGCCAAACAGCGTGAGGCTGAAGCCAAACTTGAAGACGTGAAGGAGGAACCAGAGGAGGAAGTTGAAAAGTAAAAAAATATTCACATACAATAAACAAGATGTTTCAAATTATCGTCACCATACTTCTAGTTGGTGCCTTTTTTATTTTGTTTTTTAAACCAGATCACAATTTAAAAAACAAAACAGTTTCCGAGCCTGTGGCATCTACGACTGCTGGGTTTATAGAGGATACCCGGGATGCGTTTATTAACCCCAGGTACCCAACTGAATTAATGCATCGTGACGAGACGGGTAAAATACAACCAATCTACGGAGATATAGGGAATTTCGTCGCATACTCAAGTATACCTGAGGATCACTGGCTGCATGGTTTTCCCCATAAAAAAGCCTAGAAGGAATACACCAAAGGCGATAATCCATGTAGATTTCTCAACCTTTGCGAATAAGTCAAACTTTTCAGTTTCTTGGGGTGGTGGGGGTGGTGGATAATCCATGTAGTATGGTTGTTGTTGCATTTGGGATTGTTCATGTTCATGTTCATGCTCCTGCTCCTTCTCGTGGCTTAGGGGGTTATACTCAATGGGATTACCAATTTCCGATTCCATTTGTAATATAGATTTTGTTTTTTTTAAGCATCTTCTAACTCACTTTCACTTTCATCGTCGACGACAAAGTCTTTGAGATTTCCATTCTCATCCGCATCTTCGTCTTCTTCGTCCTCATCCGAACTATAATCTTCTTCATCCTCTGTATCTAATTCGGAATCAAAATCCGTGTCATGGTCATCGTCACAATAATCATCATCAACAACCTGTTCTGTAGGAACGAACAGCTCAGGCTTCTTTATCTTTCTTCCCGAACGAGTAATCATATGGGGTATAAAGAGTTTTACTGTTTAAGTACCTTTACAACACTCGATGGTAAAATATGCGTCCTTGATGTATTTTTACGACAAGATGGACACTTTTGTTGAATCTTATTGCCAGTGATGACGTATGACATCAATTTATCCTCGTGTCGTGTTTGTGAGGTTTCACAATAGTTCGAGGTTGTTAAGAGTGTGGTGGTGTTCCTATTCTTCGTCATATTCACGATGGTTGTGTTTTCATCTGCGTGCATGAACTTGTTAATGAACGCCTCGAGCTGAGGTTTTACTTCATTGGGGGTATTAGTCTTCTGTGTAACTTTGGATTTCTTGATTTCTGGGCATGCCTCCTTTTCTGGATATAACTTTTCGACGACTGTTCGAGGAAGTTCATGTCTCCTTCCACAAAAATCCTTACAAAATCCATCACGCCTCCCTCTGAGTGTTGGACATTCACAGAAACATTTCTGGAGAATTATCTTTCCACTGATGATGAACCAAATGTGATTTGAATTGTGTTTGCGTTGAATATTTTCACAATACCTCGACGTCGTAGAAACCAAATACATCATCTTATGTTTATAAATCTTTGTGACGTACGCCTCCCCCTGACCATCCATATGTTTACGAATAAATGTCTCTATGGTATTCTTGAGACCCTCATCATGGACCTCATCCTTCGTCTGGTCATTCGTAAATCCACCCTCCTGGGATGGAGATGTTAGTGGCTCCACGACGGTCGTTTGGGGTGCATCCGTTCGAACAGTCGCCATCTTAAGAATCTCGACAGTGGGTTCCTGGTCTATACGAATTAGGGTTGAAAATGGTTCCTTGGTGTACCTGAAGAGGGGGAGATATGGAAGATGGGTTACACCTCCCTCCATCTTATGGGACCATGGCATTCGAAATCCACTCCCCTTTGTCTTTCTTTTGGTGCTACCATATACGGACGAATCGATAATCGTGTTCCAGTCGACACCACCTTTCGCTTTCGAAAGTGCCACGATGATGTAGTCCCTGAGAGCATTCGCTGAACCCTGATTGACCACGAAACCATACCAATTCATATGAATACCTGTCTTCATGAGGTCTCCACATTGCCTCGGCATCGCCACTGTAATGATACACTCCTGTCCACTGTAACGCTTCACAGTCTCACAGATAATCTTCGAGATGTCCTGAATCTCATCGATTCCGAGGGGTTCTGGAGCCTTATAATCAATGTCCACGAAGAAGTTATACGTCTCCGTCTTCTGTTCGACGACATAGAGTTTCTCTCCAGACTTTACAGCCTCTACGTATTTTTCATAAAAGTCGTTCAACCTATCAAATGGCACAGAGAGTTTGCCTCCGTCCATGAGCACATGTGATAGATTGGTCGCATTCGTAAAATTTTGGGAACGACACCACCTTTTAAACATACCTTTACAGGTCACCTATTCTCTAAACCACCTCATGGTTGAGACGTCTGGGTACTCCTGGGTTTGTGCCAAATGTTTTTTAATAGTTAAAAGTTCATACACCGTCTTATCTTCATTCTCCTTGCACCACTCTTCTATCTCTTCGTCACAGAGACCACGATTCTTTTCAAGGAGGTCACCAATCTGTTTTAAAATGAAAGCCTTCGACTTCATTATTTAATAGAAAAGGTTTTTCTATTCTGAGAACTTATACACGTATAAAACTCAGGATTCTTAAGGACATTGTCCAAAATACGTTTCCATTGTTTACGAGCTCCAAACTCTTCGAGTGTATCATAGCTCATATAGTCATTCTCGTCGTGAGTCTTGCGTATGGGTTGATTCAGAATTTTCTTGAGCATCGTCTTTCTCTTTTCTTCGTAAAACTTCTGAATCTGCGCCTGCTGCTCACTTCTCGTGAAGTCGACGAAGAAGATAAAGACATTGTATTCGAGTTCCACAGTGGGACTCTCGTTGACTACAAACTTAAACTCTGTGTATTCCCCATTCTTGAGGGCAACCACACCACGAGTCTCTTCCTCAAGTTCCCTGAGAGCAGTTCGAAGGGGATTATAAATTTCTCGGCGTCGGCATCCACCTGTAACAAAAATCCAATCCTTGAATCGCCAATCCCTGACCGTGAGAAACCTCGGTGTACTATCGGCGAAGGACACCGGGATTGCTATCGCTTTGTATTTTTTCATTGCGCATTCGCAAGTTACAATAAGGGTATATGTTTATTCTTCGGATTTATCGGGCTCTTCTTCGGGGACGGGCTCTTCTTCGGGTGTAGGCATGGCCTTGGCTGGGGGGGAACTCAGATGCTTGACCACCTGAGTTGAGAAGTTCTTAAAGTTATTCATCTCCTCCTTAGTCTTATTGAGCTCCTTGAACAAGAAAAGGACACCGAGAACGCAAATGACAGTGGCAACAGTGAGAATCGTCTCACGGTTCATAGGAATCATATACTTTCGTCTGGTGTTTTATTTTTAAGTATTCTACAACACAACACCCATTTTGGTTTTTCCAGGGGGAGGGCAATCATAGGGACCTTGAGCAAACTGGACGGCTTCGTAATGCGCATGTTCACACGATTTATCTGTCGATGGCGTGGGCTGACCGACAAATGTTTCGAGCGTCCTAGAGGAAGGATCGTACGTCAATACAAAAACGATGGCAAGAAGGAAAAGTACTTTCCAGAACATTGTTTATTAATTAGTTAGAATATAAAAGACCAGCCATACCATTTTCGATGCGGAGCACGTTATAGTTGATGGCGTAGATGTTGTCATTGTTCGCCATCTGGTCGTTCACGATGCGAGCCGAATCAAGACGGGAGAAGTTAAGGGTACCAGTGGGCTGGAGCTTACCCGAGTCGAGGCAGAAGGGGTAGAAGAAGAGCGACTTCGCCTGGTCTGGACTCTTGGCGTTCGTTGTGTGATAGTAGAGGGGTACGTCGGTGAAATTGGGATCGGCAAACTTGAAGTCAGCCACATCGGTACCGTTAATCTGGAGCTTGAGCTTGTTGGTAGAGTCGAGAATATTCACCTTAGTGCCATTGGCCGCCGCCAGGTACTTGACGGGATGGTTAAAGTTAAGCTCCTGAATCTTCGAGCCGGAAGCGACCGCCTTCTGGACCTGGGTGATGAGCATGTTCTGGGGAGACGAGGCGAACAGTTCACGCTCCTGGGTGTCAAGGAAGGCATAGTTGGCGTATACCTCCCACTTACTCGCGGCGGCTTGAGCACCCCAAGTGATGCGAAGCTCGACATCGTGGTACTGGAGGGAGATGAGAGGGAGGGCCGTCTGCCAGTTCTCACAGAAGGCGAAGCGAAGGGGATAGAACTTCGAAGCAGTGAGACCGTCATAGAGTTGGGCCGAAACAGACTTGGAGGAAGAGGTCGCGGAGAGGGTGGGGGCGATGAGGGTCGAGTAGGTCGAGTCCTGCTCATCAATCACCTGACCACCGATGAGGAGCTCCACCTTGGAAATGGCGGTGGTCCAGTCGGTGTACGTGTTCGCGATGGGCTTGTCGGACTCATTGACACCGATGGGCATGAAGTAGACATAGTTGAGCATGTCACCCTTGCGCTCGAAGCGGATGGTGGACATACCGTTGTTGGAGACGTTGCCCTGAATGACCTGACGCTCGACAGTTTGGGAGAAGTTCG